TCACCGTTATCAATAATCCTCCCTGCGCCAGATCCAGTAAAACTTACATTAGGTCCTGCAATTAAATCAGCCGTAACTACATCTATTGTAGGGTTTCCTCCCACACCATTACCATTAGCCACAGACACTCTATCATCCGTGCCTACGATACTTCTGGAAACAGTAGTTCCCCCATCCACAGAAACAAAACCATTTCCTACAAGTTGACTGATGCTAGCGACAGTATCGTTAATTACATTAACTTTTTCTCGGAGGGAGACAAACCACCTAGTCCAGGTATGACTGAAGTATTTTCCTGCATCAGGGGTGCCTTCATCCTCTTTCTTTGGCGGAGTATGCTCCGGAACAGGAGGCACCGGCTCATCTTGTACGCTCATAACGTCCCCACATCATACTGAACTTCAAGTGCCCTAAGTCGCATGGGAGTGTTTGCGGTATGCCTAATATGGTAAGCACGCTTAGTGAAGGTTCCACAGTTTGTCAACTTAGGCTGCCGCAAGCCCATATCTACAGTGCGCCAGTTACTCCAAGTCTCGTAGTCATCATCAGACCTGCGAAGTTGTAGAGTGCTTCCCTCAACCTGATCCCCAACAACCTTCAGAACATTCAGCTGTTTCCTGCGAGAGGTGCTGGCATCAAAGATGGGAGTAATGATATCTACAACAATTGGGTCGTTTAAGTCTGTGTAGCTTTCATTAGACACTACATACAAACGCCCGTTACTTTCATGCTGCAGGATGTGCTGCTTATCTGCATTGTACGCACTGGCAACGATAGGAAAATAGTTCCCGTCCGCATCAGTCCACTGGAACCAGAGGTCCTGGGTGATGTCATAGGAGAGTGTAAGATTCCCCTCCTTGAAAGTAATAACATAGAAACTATGTCCACCAATCTTAAGCTGCCATGAGTAGATAGTGGTAGTATCAATATTAGCCAGCAGGCGATCAATCGCAGGAGTACTAATGATGCGATGGGCACCCTTATCTACAGAGGAAACCTGCAGGGAGTTTGTTTGGTCGATGGATAAGAAGAATAGGATATCATTAATCTTCTGCACACTATCCTGATGGGCACAACCATAGGCAATTTTCATGCCTTGGACAGATTGTAAGGGGCTGCCAGAAGGGTTACCGGCATCAAAGAAATATTCGATCGTCCACTCTTTCAAGGCCACTACATAAACAAGTTGCTTGGTGAGAAATACCCCTCCGTCAGGCTCAATCTGTGCACGAATGAAGTCCAGAGAATCCCAGTCACCTGGTTGATCTACAGAATTATTAGCGCTATTCCAAATAACAGCCTGGGGCTGCATTACATAAGTGAAACCGTTAAGGAAGGCAAAACCCTTAACGGTCTCCTCCGGGTAATCCGAGTCAATACTGTGCAAAGCGCTAGATACGGTTGTGCCATCTGTGGCATAAGCTTCCGCACCATTACCGAAGATTAACTTTGGCGTTGCCCCAAGGTTGGAATCAAACCTGTAAACACCATTAGTCTCATCCAGCCCATCATCTAGGAGGACCCCATCCTTATAGATAGCATCGCCGAAGATGGAATAGAGGCTACCCTGCCAAAAGTAAATACCCCTGCCAGGTTTATCAACTGCTACCACATCAAAGGAGCTGAGGCCAGGCCTTTTATAAATATCCAGCTCACCTTCCTTAGTAACTTCAATATAGCAATTAACTAAACGAGCATCCTTATCAACAGTACCATCCCTATTGGATGCTACAATAACAAGAGGAAGTCGTGGTGGGAGGGTAACACTTTCCCACTGTGTTGGTGATTGAGGATTATCAGCCATTACATGAACCGCCCTTGCACTCCATAACCATTACGAGTACTGGGAGCAAAACTAGTAGGGGCATCTTCTACGTCCCAATCCTCTAGCGCTGCTCGATATGCGTTAGCTCGTTCTGCGCAGCGCTCCATAATAGCCTGTGGCTGTCCGGTGCAAATGTCATCAGCTAACCCCCAACGAAGTGCAATGCGCCATTCCTGCGGAAAGTCCATATCTTCTTGGAGGTTGACAGCGTTAGGAGCCTCCTTCTGCATTAATAACACTACACTGTTTAAAGCCTCTGTGGCATCAGGAGTATTCCAGAAACGAACCTCCAAAACCTCTGCCTGCTTATTTACCATGTAGGAATTAATGACACCATCGTTTCCCGTAACTTGAGGGAGAAGGTTCCAGTCCTTCCAAGCAATAGGGATAAGAGGCCTCCTAATACCAGATGGCTCTAATACATATCCATCTAATACTCTGGAAGGTTTAGCCATTACTACGTCAGACAAAACATCTGGGCCAAAGGTATAGGAGTGCTTACCTGCCGTAAGAGTGACTGAGACTTCCTCAAGAAGGAAAAGCTTCAACCCCTGGGTTTGCCAGAGGTTGATAATGTCATTAAGCCGACGGAAATTTGTAGCTAACTGCTCGCTGTTAGGCTCCTCACCCTCTTCGAGGTACCCAGCATCGTGCATTGCGTCGTTAATGATGCCATAGATAGTCTTCGAGGTAGCCATGGAACACCTTAGTTAGGATACGGACGCTGTGTGCGGACCTTCTTGAAGTGGACTACTAAACTACCATCGGCATCACTAGTAACAATAACATCCCCAGTAACACCGGCACCTGCGTTATTAACTAATCCACCAAAGCATTCAAAACAATGCGTATCTGCATGACCATTAGAGTTCCAAGCAGTTACCGCAGCTGTAGCATCCCAAACAATACTGGCAGCGCCACCAGAAGGATTATCTTCAATAATCTTAAGAATTCGAAGCTCCTCACAAGGGGGCGAAAGCTCAGAAACATCTACAGTATCAGGCCCACCACCAGTGAAGCTAATCACCAGATTACGAGGCCCTTCCTCAAGAATTTGCATAGCCATAGGGGTCTCCTAAAAAGGCCCGACACAGTATGCGCACCTGTGCCGGGCAAAGTGATTAGCGCTCGGTGGCGGCGAAGATGTAATCGAGAGTAGCGGTGGCACCGTCCGGATACACACCTGCCACAAGATTCTCAGTAGTCAGCGCAGCCGGGCGAATCCGAGCAACGACTCCACCATCAAGATAGACTGTGACGCCCTTATTAGGCGTGTACTCAAAACCCACTTCATACATCGTAGCGTTGACAGTCGCGACAGTAGCGGTATCAACTTCAACAGCAGCATCGCCGATATAGTTGGTAACAGTAAGCGCGTTGTTAGCAATACTGACAACAACACCCTCCGCAGGATCGGACAAGTCGTCAGTGAACCCAAGAACGATAGTGTTAGCAACAGTGGCTAACGAAAGACGAGCGGCAAAAAAGAAGCGCTTAGTGGGATCAAGCACGAAACATGCCGTGGGAGTATCCACCGCAACCGTGGTGGCAGCAGTAGCTAAGCCGCCAGGACCTGCGATGCCCGTAGTAGTACCTAACGCGGCAGGCGCCGCGATGAAATCTTCCCAGAAAATCTGGAGCTTCGTGGGATCAACGGTAGCCAGATTGGCAAGAATGTCGCCCTTATTAGCATTAGTGATACCTGCGGGGAACCTGGTCGGAGAATAAGGGGGGCGAGAATAACCTTGAGTAGCCATCTTAAAAACATCCTCTTGATGATGGTTAGTATTGTCCCAAATTGGGACAGCAGGGGAGGTTTCCCTCCCCTACGTTCCCCCGCCTCTTACGGAGGCGAGCTGCCGAAGATACCGCGAGGATCCGTTGCACCGACAGAGAAACGCATATAGCTTGCAGCCTTAGCGTTCTTCGTATCGAAGTCGTTATCCTGCGAGAACTGCGGCTTGTTGCGCCAGAACATCTGCATACCGTTCGGGCAGTTAGTACGAACGAACCACGCGTTCGGGTTGGTGAAGTAGTGGTTCATCTTAATGCCCTTCGGGAAGGCGTTGGTAGCCTTCAGGACATTAATCGCATTGTTGCCGGTATGAGCCTGGAGCACCGACTTCAGGATGCGATTAGCGTTGAACCACTCAGCCGTGGCGATGTGCAGCGACTCCGGAAGGATGGAGATCTTCAGACCACGATCCTGCGTGGTATTCATGATCTGAATGCAGATATCCTCCAGAGCGGCCTCACTCAGGTCCGCACCAGGGGTCAGCTGGTTACTGAACGTACCGCCAGACGGATTGACATGAGCACTAGAAATCAGCGCCTGGCCATCCGGCATAGCCCAGTAGGTGGTGTTGAACGCGTTATTGTACAGGAAGGCTGCAACGTTCTCGATAGTCTGATTCATCGAGAAAGCATTAGCCTTAGCGCGGCGAGTGGCCACTTCCTTATACAGGTTATCCTGCAACTCCTCATACGTCACAATATAGCCAAGGCCATAAGCGACGTGGGCATAGGTACTCACCCAGCCCTGCATTTCGGAGTCATAGGTAACGCTCGCACCCTGGCCCTTAATCGGAGCTAAGCCGAAACCAGTGATCTGAACGTCCTGCTCATATGCCTTGTTCGAGGTCAAGACATCATACAGATCGGTATACTGCGGCGAGTGCTGCGCGTACACCTGACCCCAAGTAGCGTGAACCCCAGGCCACAACAGCTTGGGATGGCTACCAGTATTGATTACACCAGCCATTGGTAGTCTCCTTTAGACGCCGGTTGCAGACGAGAGTTCGTGCTCGTTAATCTTGACAAGGACCTTGGCATAAGTACCAAACTCATTGTCCGGACGATTAACAAGACCCAGAATACGGCACTGAGCGGTGGCACTACCAGTAGAACTGGACAGCGTATATCCACTCACGAAACCGTTGTTACTACCAGCAACCAAGTCAGCGTTGGCGCCAACATCAGCCGCAGCAGCCGCAGCAGCCTGAACCTCAAACACCAGGTTCGGGTCGTCCGCTACCAGAGCGTAGTAAGTCACGCCCGGACTAGCGGGCATAACAGTGGTGTCCAGGTTGGCCCAGTTAGCCAGCACGTTCGGGCTACGGCCCAGACCCACCACCACGCCGCGGATAGCGTCACCGGCCGCAGCCAGCTGCACACCCGCGTAGCCGTCAGCGCTGGCAGTACCAGTGCTCTTGACGGGATCGCCGATAGCAACGGCAGAGCCGTAGTTCGACGCAATGCTATAAATGTTACCCTGACCGGCATAAGGAACCCCGAAGATGCTTACGGGAGAAAGACCAGTCGGGCGATTGGCATTAGCCATTATCGTCTCCGTTTGTGAGGATTAAACAAGTCGGGAACACCTGTCTTTGAATACCTAGCTGACTTGTCGCGAGCACTTTCACCAGTATCATCTGAACCGATCAAGCCTGCGCGTAAAGCCTCTGCAACTGAATCATTCCTCTCTTGAAGTAGCTTTTGTCCGTACTCATATAACTCAGTTGGAATCTCCATGAGGTACAGCCTATTAGGCTGACCATCCGGCCCCATATCGTCGCCGGTGGCAATACTGACTCGAGACCCTAAATCAGTACTACCGGAATTCTTAGAGTCTCCGCCAACGTCGAAGTTGTTGACTCGGACCTCGCTAGGATCTACGAACCTATATCCAGCCTGCTGGGCACGCTGAAGTCGGTTGTAGTCGCCGCGGAACCAGTACCTTACAAAGCCCTCCTTCTCCGGAACCTGCAACCTCTGCACAGGTGCGGACATAGGGATATACCCATCAGGGATAGCACTTACCTTTGTTTCATTAGCTGGGTTTTGCTTCGTTGCGTCAGTCATGTCTTATTCTCCGTAGTAGGTCTTAACGTAGAAATCCTTCCATTCCTTCTCAGTCTTGAAAAGCTTCCCCTCGCCGACGAAATTCTCTACATCCGCGAGGCAAGCCTCACGAGCCTCAGGAGGCAAGCTCGCAAATGTGCGAGCGCCCGAGGCTGCATTAGACCGAGAATTACCTGAGGAGACCTTATCTACAGGAGGATTTCGACCGCTACCTTCTGCACGTTCCAGCGCCTTGTTGTAGAACTCAATACCAGTTGATGTATCTCCCTCATCGCGAAGATCTTCTGCGGCCCGAACAACTGCTTTGGTACGCTTCTTATCTTCGCCAAACCAAGGATGGTCTTCCATCCAGGCGGCAAGGGCTGGATCAACTACAGGCGTTGACTTGGTGTCAGGTGTGGTCTTAAGCTTAGCTTTATTTGCTTCTTGCTTAGCTTTCGCTTCTCGTTCGGCCTCAGTTAGCTGATCTAACTGTTCCCGAATGTCAAGCTCTCTGTCAGTGTCTCTATCTTCAACAGCATTCTTGAGTTCAGCCCTAAGCTGACGACGCTGCTCTGCGAGTTGGCGCTGTAGCGACTCAGTGAAATGCTTCTCTAACCCCTGGACAATGGTACGCGTAGCCTCCAACTCTTGGGCCAGCTTATCATTTTGTTGTTTCAATGTCAAGACATTGTCACGCAAGTCCCTATTGTTAGCGCGAATGATCGGAAGAATCCGCTCGCCGCGTTCAACAAACTCGTTAGCATCAACCCACTTATTGGGATCCCCCGTCCACTCTTCCTGAGGGCGCCAGCCCATAGACCTTGCAGTCTGCTCAATCTGCGGATCGCCCTGTTCCGGCTCGTCGACCATTACTCTGCCTCCTGCTCAATAGCTGCGAAAATATCTCGATCATTAACTAAACGATACTGTTCACCATCAGCAGTACCGCGTACCATGTAGCCTGCGAACTTAGAAACTAAAACCTTCTGGCCAGCCGAGGCTCTAGGTTCCGGTTCGTCGTGCCACGCAAACTTACCTACCTCAATAACAATAGCACGCTGCTCAACCATCTGGTCACGTTGAAGCGCTTCATCCGGAATAACAATCAAACCTTCCTTACGTTCCGGAGTGTACGGCTTCACCAGAACGGCCCTACCTAACGGCTTAACTCCCGACGGATTCATCTACTAGTTCCTCATGACTGATATTCATAACATCGTACAGCGCGCGGCAGTATCCCTGATTCATAGCATCATTGATAGCAGTAACGTGTGCAGTATCTGCCATCAAGTTACCATTAACCCACAAGTCCTGCCGTATCTTGATCCGTTGCTCCAGGACCGAAAAGAGCTCCTTGGTTACTGGATGGTCCTTCCAGCTGAGGAACAGATCCTGCAACTCCTCTTGACTCGAGTTCATTCTTACCTATCTCCATAAGTGATTTAAGCTGACTATCTAGGCCCTTGTTTTGCTCCCTGATCATTTCCATAGAAGCGCGGAAGGCCTCAATCCGCTGTTTCTCCGTAACGGCCTTACCTTCTTCATACAGCTTCACGATGCGGGCTTGGATCTCTGCGATCTGGGCCTCGTTCATACGCCGCTGTAATTGCAGACTAGCTGCAATCTCGGCTTGCTTGGCCTGAAGCTGTGCCATAGCAAGTTCGTTTTTCATCTGTTGGATCTGGACCCTAACATCAGGCGGCGGCTCAGGTGCATTAGCAACACCCTTATAGAGCCTCTCCGGATCAGAGATTCCAAGCGCCTGCAGGCAATCCAACTCCACCGCGTCTGGATCGTACGCAGGGTTCCCGGTCGCGAGCTGCTTCACCGCCGCTGCGCGGCCCCACCTCTCGCCCGCCGACGCGATGTTCGGGTC